GGAAATTCAGCTTATACCCTGCTGTTCCTTTTGATCCTAATACGTTTGAAATTGACCTAGATGGGCCACATTCAAAACCGAAAATCAAAGCAATGTTTACTGATGGGAATATCAGTGATTTAAATGTTTCTTTCTTATCTCCAGAAGACAGGCAAGCTTTCAAAGCAAATGTTCTTTATCGTCAAGAACAAGAAAATGGATTCCCTGAAAGAAAGTCTGCCATTGTTCAATTGGCTGGTTCAGATCATGTAGACGATCCATTAGAGACTTTTGATTTAAGTGGCTTTTGCACTAGTCGTGCAGCAGCAGTTCTGTTTGCAAAATACACATTAGTTTTAAGGAAACATTTAGATCACACCGTAAGTTTTCAAACAGCTCCTCATTACATTAATGGGGTTAGACCTGGTGACTACATCAGGGTTTTTTCAACAACACAACATGTTCAACGATTTAATAATGGAGCAATTCTTGAAGATGGAACTGTCGTAAGTAAAGACACAATTAGCGGTAGTAAAACTTTTTATTATTGGAATCCGTCAACAATAGTGGCTGGTGAAATAATGCCAGTAACAGAAGCTACAGAGAATTTTTCAAGTCCATTATCTTCTCAATATAGAGGATCACTCTTTACAATTAAGGAATCAGAAGCATCTGATCAGTGCTACAAAGTAGAAAGTATTACTTTTGGAGATGATGGCCTTGTGGAATTAACTGGTTCGTACGCAGAATTAACAGCAGACGGTAAACTGGCAATGTTACAAAATTGGTCTAATTCAAATACTTTGATCTTTACTGAAGGGGATTAATGGCAACTGCAAGAGCTTTTCCAAGCATTAAACCAACATCCAGAAGCTACTCTCCGGGGAGGTATCCAAGTACAGATTTTGAATCCTTAGACGGAACAAAGACACATATTCGTTATGGAAATAAAAGAGTTAATGCAACCTTGACTCTTGGTTTTTCAAATATTACAGACAGTCAAGCAGGTGAAATTCTTGCTCATTATGATGATGTCAATTCCGATTGGGATTATGTAGCGTTCGGTTCTGCCAATGGAACAGCAGGAATTATAGACCCAGCTTCAGGACACTTCTTAAGAAAAGAAATTGAAGGAGATGACAATACAGGAAGGACAAGATTAGGTTTGAAATGGCGTTATTCTGGGCCTCCTTCTGTTACAAGTACCTTTAAAGGAATGAGCAATGTGAGCTGTAGTTTTGTTGCTTGCCTAGATGCCCCTTAGAATAAACACAACGTTTTGATTTTTTAGGTTGTGGCTTTTTATTCAGGTAAAGATGGAGAGCTTTACATAGGAACCTCCACGACTAAGGCAGCAAAAATTCAGTCTTGGTCTTTTTCTAGTTCTATGGCTGTTCTTGAAACAACTTCAATGGCAGATACAGATAGAACTTTGCAAGCAGGCGTAAGAAGTTATTCAGGTAGTTGCCGTTTGTTTTATTACGTTGAAGATAATTCAGCTTCTACAAAACCATCTAATTTAACTGCCTTATTATCAAATGCTCTTGGTACTGCGACAAGTGCAGGGCAAGGAGAGAACACAGCTTCAACAGCAGTAACTTTAAAATTACGTTTAACGACAGGTACTTCAGATAGAAGAGATATTCAATTTTCTGCCTTTATTACAGGTGTTTCTATGAATATGGCAGTAGGAGAAGTTGCTTCTGCCGATATTAGTTGGGAAGCTAATGGTGCTCCATTTGGTGCTGCTGCGGACAAAACTTTAATTAACTAATGGGCGTTTATTTTGGTCAGTCGGGTGAAATAGCCCTAAAAAGAGATGCACTCCATTCAGCTTTAGCAACAAAGCTAGATCCTTTTGATGTAAACACATCAACAAAGAGATTTAGTGTTGACCATAGCTCTGGCTCGTTATTGTCTGGAGATGAGGTTGAGATTGCTACTGCTGATGGGTCTACTCTTGAATTGGTTGATAATCATAGTTATCCAGATGGAAGATGGTTTATAAATGTTGATCCTGTAGGAGGTATTAGATTATTTGATAGCTTTGCAAAAGCAATTGAAGGGCTACAGACAAATGCCTTAACTCTTGTTACTCCTAGTGCCGCAAAAGATATTACGATTAAAACTCGAAATGAAAGATATAGGCACGTTGCCAATGTCAGAGATTTTGAGATGACAACTAGCAGGGAGCAGGTTGATTTAACAAATCTTGGAGATGAATTTAGAAATCAATATGAAGCAGGATTAATTAGTGGACAAGGAAGTATGAGTTGTATATGGGAGCATAGTTATGACACAGGAAATAGAAAAAATGAATATGGAGCTGAGTCTGAATTTCCTTTTTATCTTGCTCAATTAATTGTCAGGACACAGCAGGGATCAGATTTTGATGGGTTATTTTACATTTATAGAGATTCAAATGATAAAAAGAATACTGTCTATTACGAAGCAAATTGCATCATTACAAATGTTGCGGTAACTGTTTCTCCTGCTGAAGTTGTAGAGACAAGAATTGAATTTGTAACGAACGGGCCAGTAGCTCTAAAAACAGGTGATACTGCTGGTTACATCCTGAAAGAAGACTCAGATAAAGTACTTCAAGAAAATCTTAGTCCCATATTGCAGGAACAGGTTTAAACTATTGCTAATGGTTTTTAGTTAGTAGTCAATGGCTGATCTACAGATAAGTGCTTTACCTGCTTTAGCAGAAGCAGGTATTCAGGCAACGGATAATTTAGCACTTGCAGATTTGAGTGCTACTGAGACCAAAAAGGTAACTGTTAAGGATTTAATTGCTGCTGGTGTAGCTCTTATAGATGCTGGTGATATACCTGCTGCAAAGGTAGGAACATTAGGATCAAATCAAGTCAGCACAGGAGCACTAGGGGCTGGAGTTGTAACAAACGCAAAAATCGAAACTTCTACCTCATCAACAACTGGAATCGATGGTGGGCAAAAGTTAATAGATGGATCTGTCACTGTTGATAAATTAGATTCCACTAAATTTGACCGTGGTTTAAGTGTCGCTAGTGCCAAACTTGGTATAACAAACAGCATTACAGCAGGAACAAAAAGCGGGATTACATATACAGCTCAAGGATTAATTAGTGGCGTTACTGATTTAACTTCAACAGATCTTCCTGAAGCTACATCCAGTTCTATCGGTGCTGTAAAAATTGAATCGAGTTCTCTACTTGAAGTTAGTGGAACAGGAGCCATAGATGTAAAAAATGTAAGTGGCCTTTCTGCTGGAACGTATGCGTCTGTAACAGTCAACGCAAAAGGACAAGTTACCGCAGGTTCAACTCAATCTAGTGCTACAAATATTCCTACTGCTACAGCATCAGCAAAAGGTGGAGTTATTGTTCCTGCTTCTGGAGGGATGTCTGTTGATGGGAACGGTAATTTATCCATAGCAACTCAAGGCTCTGTTTCTGCTGGTGATTATGCAAAGGTAACTGTAAATACAAAGGGAATTGTTACTGGAACAGGAACTTTAGCTGAATCAGATCTTCCAGATCATAGTGCCGCAAAATTAACGAGTGGAACTATTCCCGCTGCTCGTATTGGTTCAAGTGCTATTAATGCAAGCCGTCTTGATACAGGAGCAGTTACAAATGACAAGGTTGAAACTTCAACTTCAAATTCAACTGGATTAGATGGTTCCACAAAGTTAAGGGATGGAACAATAACTGCTGCAAAATTGAACACATCAAATATTGATAGATCACTAAATGTAGCAAGTGGAAATCTTGGAATTAATAACACAATTACGGCTGCTACTCGTTCAGGAATTACATATAACGCTCAAGGATTAATTACAGGAACCGTTGCTCTTGCTGCTTCTGATTTGCCTGTTGCTACTTCTAGTGCTGTAGGAGGTGTTTCTGTTGGAACAGGTTTAAGCGTTAACGGATCAGGTGTTTTATCTCTGTCAAATAGCGTAACTGGTGCAACTGTCTCAGGGATCACATTCTCAAATAGTGGACAAATCACTGCTGCAACTGCCTTAGTTGCTAGTGATCTTCCAGTATCAACAACAAGTGCTAAAGGTGCAGTTCAAATCACGTCAGGAGGTGGTTTAACTGTTGACGGTTCAGGGAATTTAACGACTTCAACGAGTGGAATTAGTGCTGGAACGTATCAGTCAATCACTGTAAATAATAAAGGTGTAGCAACAGCAGGTGCAGCTTTAACAGCAGCTTTAATTCCTGATCTTGCAGCCAGTAAAATAACAAGCGGAAGTCTTGACGCTGCGAGGATTGCAAATGATTCAATTGATGGAACAAAACTAAGCAATGCTTCTACAGCAGTCTTTCAATCTATAGCTCAAAGTGGTTATCCAACGGCTCA